GAGAACCAGTCGCGCACCCTGCGGATCAACGGCAAGTGGCAGACCTATCACACCTCGATGTTCGACGCCGACATGTCGGTCGAGGTCAACCCGACGCTGGGCAAGGGCTCGGACACCGTCAGGATGATGACGCTCCAGCAGATCAAGCAGGACCAGCAGATGGTGTTCCAGCAGTTCGGGCCGACCAACCCGGTGGTCGGCATTCCCGAGATGCTGAACACCATCACCGACATGCTGGCCATCGCCAACATCAAGAACGTCTCGCGCTACTTCAAGATGCCGAGCCCGCAGGCGCTTCAGCAGATCATGACCGCGCCGAAGGAGCCGGACGCGATGACGATTGCCGCCAAGGCGAACTACGAGAGAGTGAAATCGCAGACCGCCAAGGCGATGGGCGACCAGCAGTTCAACATCCAGAAGCAGGCTGAGGACGAGGCGTTCAGGCGCGACAAGCTCGCCCAGCAGCAGGCCTATGAGGCCGACCAGATCCGGCTTCAGGAAACCCAACAGGCGCTCGACCATCAGATCGATATCGCCCAGGTGGTGGTCGACATGGCCAAGGCGACCGCGCCGCCATCCACACCATCGGGCGGCGGCGAGGGGTCGCCTCAGGGCTAGACTTGCAAAGACGCCCAAAACGGCAGTATTCATGCTCGCAACCTCTAGTGTTGTCGCCGGGACAACCTGGGTTGCGGTCATGATGATCGCATGCCGAGCTTAGGCAGTGGGCCGGACAACATCGAGAACCTGAGCCAGCGGCGCGAACTCAGCGACGCGGCCAAGGCTCTGCTTGCCGATCAGTCCTTCGGCCACGCCTACCGGACGCTGTACAACCTCTGGTTCAACCAGCTGATGAACCATCCCCACGCCAGCGTGGCCCAGGATGAGCTGGCGGCCCGCCTGAGGGCGCTCGACCTGATCCCGGTCGAACTCGCCCGCATCATCGAGAACTTCAAGCAAGACGCCCGGAGCGCCCGCCATGGGTGAAGGCCTGGACGAGGCGCGCGAGGCGTTCGCGCAGGAAATCCCCCAGGCCACCCGGCAGCGCGACCAGGGCGGCCGGTTCGTCTCCACCAACAAGCCGGAAGCCATCTTTCAGCCGCGCGAGGTGGAAGGCGACCCGCTGACAGGCGACACACGCGACGGCGGGGCCGACCCGCGCTTCGAAGAGCAGGAGAGGAGAATTGCCGATGGCCGGTCTGAAGAAGGGGAGCCCGTTCAAAAGCCCGCGAAACGTGTTCCAGCCGCCAGCAACGACAATGACGAGCCAGCCGAGCCTCAGCCGCCCGAGCGCATCGGGCAAGAAGCCGACGATGCCGATCAAGACGGCGAAAAACCAGACAAAGGGGACGGTTCCGAACCGGAACCAGGCGAAGACGCCTCCCCCCGCTACAAGATCCAGATAGACGGCGAGGAGCATGAGGTCAGCCTCAACGAGGCCTTGCGCGGCTACCAGCGCGAAGAGACCTTCAATCAGCGCATGCAGAAGATGGTCGAGATCGCCAAGACCGTCGACGAGCGCGGCTCGCAGGCGCAACAGGCGCGCGACGCCTATATCCAGCTCTGCCAGCGCCAGGAGGAAGAGTTCGGCGCGCTGATCCCCAAGGAGCCGGACTGGAACCAGCTCTACAAAGACAATCCCGCCGCCGCGCATCAGCTCGAAAACAACTTCAAGGCGGTCTACGGCACCCTGAACGCCATCCGTCAGCGGCGGGCGGCGGCGGCGCAGGAGGCCTTCAACGACAACGCCCAGCGGACCGCTTCCTACGCGCGGGCCGAGTTCGACAAGTTCAAGTCCAAGAACAAGCTCAACAGCCAGGGCGAAGTCGACAAGGCGATTGGCTGGATGCGCCGGACGGCGATGGCGCACGGCTTCTCCGAGGATGAGATCGGCACCACCTACGACGAGCGGATGCTGAGCATATTGCACAAAGCCGCCAAGTACGACAACATCATCGCCCAACGCCCGGTGCCGGTGCAGCCGGAACGGAACGGCGCGCTCCAGCCGGGAACGGCGCCGCGCATCGGCGACAGCCGCGCCCGGACGATGAATGACGCCCAGAAGCGCCTCGCCTCATCCGGCAAGGTCGACGACGCCGCTCTGGTGATGGCGCAGTTCCTGCGCCGGTAGGGCCGGGTTCGCCCGGAGACGCCGTTTGCCGAGGCGAGTATCGGCGAAAGCCAGCCTTTCGAGCTGGAGACGTCCATCGGGAGACGGTTTTCCCGAAGTTCCGTCTTTCTCGAAAGGATCGCTCCCGTGCCTAAGGTCACGAACGCATTCACCACCTACAACGCCCAAGCAAACCGTGAAGATCTAAGCAACGCCATCTATAACATCGACCCCTTTGATACACCAGTCATGTCTGCTATACGGAGACGCAATGTAAAGAATAGAATATTCGACTGGCAAACAGAGTTCTTACCTGTGGTTAATCTTGCCAATGCTCAGGTTGAAGGGTTTCAACTTAGTAACGGCCCGAGCCAGCCGACTATCCGCCGCAACAACGTTACTCAAATCAGCGAACGCGACGCCACCGTCTCGGGCTCGCAGGAGGAGAGCGACGCGGCGGGCAAGGGCTCGGAGATGGCTCACCAAATGGCCCTCGCCGCCAAGGTGCTCAAATCCGACATGGAGAGCATCCTGTGCTCGCGGCAGGCCCGCAACGACGGCAACGACACCGGCCCGACCGCCAGGACCACCGAGGGCTTCGCCCACTGGCTCGGCCGCGCCGTCGACAAGAACTCGAACCCCAATGCGGCGGTCGCGCCCGGCACCGTCGTCACCGGCCTGCCGGTGGCGGCGACCGACGCCTTCGCCGCCGTCGCCGCCGGCTCCCAGGTGACGATCACCGAGGCGATGCTCGGCGATGCGATGCAGCAGGCCTACACCAACGGCGGCTCGCCCACGATGTGGATCGTCCCGCCGGGGCCGAAGCGGACGATCTCGTCCTTCGTCGGAAGGAGCACGACGCAAGTTCTAGTCGGAAAAACAGAAGTGGTCTCCACCATCGATGTGATCGCGACCGACTTCGGCCGGGTCAAGGTTGCGCCAAGTCGATGGCTCCCGGTCGACGTCGGGCTCCTGATCGACCCCGACTACGCGGCCGTCGCCTTCTTTCGCGCGTTCCGACAGCTCCTGATGGCCCGCGTCGGCGATGCGGAAACTCGGATGATCGTGTGCGAATGGGGCGTCGAGATGAGAAATCCACTTGCGCACATCCTTTTCAACGGTATCAAAAAATAGCAGCAAATCCGCGCCTGTGCGCTTGCTCAGGCAGGCGTTGGGATGTAGAAATGAGGTATGATAGACAATGACCCGCCACCTCGGCCCAAGCGCGTCGATTACCCGGACAGCCGGTCCTATCACCGCGCCTACGAAGGGTGGCGGGCCAAACATGATCCGAAACGAAAGGCGGCAATCGCCGCGCGCTCGATGGCTTATCAGGAGAAGCACCGCGAGCGGCTCCTGGCCGACAAGAGGGCGCAATACGCGGCTGAACCGGAGAAGTTTAAGGCTCGTCAGGCTGAATGGCGGGACGGGAACCGCGACAAACTGCAAGCCAGAGACAAGCGGCGTTATCAGGAAAAACCCGGCGTCTTCCGTCTCTCAAGGCCAGCCATCAAACGGGCGTCGCCGCCATGGCTGACCGCCGATCATTGGCTCGCAATGAGCAGCCTCTATCAGGAGGCAATGAGGCTGACGGTGGAAACCGGGAAGCTCCATACGGTCGATCACATCTGGCCGCTGAAAGGCAGACGGTCGTGTGGGCTTCACGTCCCGTGGAACCTACAGATCCTTCTCCACTCGGAAAATATGAAGAAGGGCCGCAAGGAACCGGATTAGTCCGCTTCGCTCAGTGGACGCCTAGGCTCTTAAAGAACGCGAGGTTATTCGCGCGCTCGGTTTCGGTTTTTGCCCAGCGGACGTTTCCCGGCCCAAACTCAAGCCGGTTGCGGTCAATCAGCGTGAGCCAGCTCAGGGCGGTCCATTCTGAGGGCGTCAGTGGTTCGTCGTTGGCGAACTTGATCATCGCCTTCCATGACTGTTTGGCTGGATTGGGCATGACGGCTCCCCGTATGAGCGGTTGTGTCCAGGGGCGGCCCGTCATTCCTGCGGCGGGCCGTCTCGCGTTTCTACCATATTTTGCGGGCGTCTCCAATGAGTGAGCGGAAGCGCGTCTACCGCGACAGCGACGGCATCAGGCGGACCCTGATCTGGGACGACGAGGACCCCGATGGGGACTTCCACATCCTGACCGAACAGGACATTGAGCCGGTCTTGGACGCCGTCGCTCGCGACCGCGAGATCATGCGCAACGACGGCGACAACAAGCTCACGCATCATGTCCCCGCGATTGTCTACGAGCGCGCCTGCCGCGAGCAGTGGGACGAGGGCGACTGGCGCAAATGGTACAACGGCGAGGGCCGCGCCTTCGCCGTCTATGACGGGCGCGTCTGATGGGCGTCACCGAGGAAGCGGGCAAGGTCGTCACCACCGCCGTCCAGTCGATGCAAGGGACGCCGCTGGCGATTGCGCTGCTGATCGTCAACGTCGGCTTCCTCGGCTTCGCGGGCTATGTGCTGGGCGAGGTCGCGGCCAACGCATCCGAGCGCAACAAGCAGCAGATGGACCTGATCCTGCGCCTCGTCACCGACTGCCGCCAGGGGCCGAAGCCGACCGGTTGGGCAATCGACTACCCGCCGAGTTTCCAATGAAGATGACCGATCAGGGACGCAGGCTCCTGATGGAGCGCGAGGGTTGCAGGCTCAAGGCCTACAAGGACACCGTCGGCGTCTGGACCATCGGCGTCGGCCACACCTCCGCTGCTGGGCCGCCGCAGGTCAAGCAGGGCAAGATGATCACCCAGGCGCAAGCCGAGAGCATCTTCGCCGACGATGTGGCCGAGTTCGAGGACGGCGTCACCCGTCTTCTCGACGACATGCCGGTCGAGCCGCACCAGTTCGACGCCTATGTCAGCCTCGCCTTTAACATCGGCCTCGGCGCGTTCGCCTCCTCGACCACGCTCAGGCACTTCCTTGCGGGCGCGCACGACAAGGCGGCCGAGGCGGTCCTTCTCTGGAATAAACCTCCAGAAATTAAAGCCAGAAGGCGTGGAGAACACCAACAATTCCTCAACCTTCAACATGTTGCGAGAGCGTGATGTGCGGCTTTGGCATCGGCACAATTTTTCAGGTCGCGATCTTCGTCATTGTCGTCTTGGTCGTTCTGGCGCTGCTTCGCGTCCTGCTAGGCGGATGGCTCACCAACATCACCTCGGCTCCTTACTGGAACGTCATTCAGATCGGGATCGGCGGCGTGGTCGCGATCTTGATCCTGCTGTTCCTATGGCGGCTGGCGGAATGCGCCGGTCTTTTTGGCCATTACGGCATGCTGTTCGCGCCGTTGAGGAGTTGATCATGGTCAAGTACCCACGCGGCTCCACCAACTACGGCAACCATTCTCCTGAGACGAGGCCGCCGAAACTCG